CGCTTGGGAAGAAGCACAACACACAAGAGGTTTAGCGGTACTGGGTGCGGGAATGTCCTATTCACCTATCGCCCTCTCACCAGAGGACATCGCCTTCTTGGAAAACCAGAAGTATTCAGTTCTCCAAGTTGCTCGTTTGTTTGGTGTGCCACCAGTTTTCTTGGGGGCAGGTTTAGAAGGCGGTTCTCTTACCTACTCCACAGCAGAAACCCAAAGCATCCTGTTTCTACAAACAACGATGAGCGACTATCTCGTTTCAGTAGAGCAGGCATTTACAGACCTACTACCCAGAGGACAGAAAGCAACTTTCCGTTTAGACAACTTGATGCGTGCTGACCTTGCGACACGGGTAGAGGCATACAGCAAGTTGATAGACAAGCAAGTTATTACCCCCACAGAGGTTCGACTTATGGAGGGTTATGGACCTTCCCCTGTCGGTGCTTTGTTTGAGAAGGCACCAGCAGTAAGCGAACCCAACACTCGGGGGCAGGAGGAAGAATGAATAACTACGAGTTTGAGGTAAGGGCAGAAGGAGAGGAACGCACGCTCTCCGCTATTGCCGTTCCCTATGACGAAACTATTTCCGTAAGCGGCATCAAAGAACGCTTCGAACGAGGGTCTATCCCATCTGTCGAAGATGTGAAGTTGTTTTACGGACACGAGACCCCTATTGGAAAGGTCCTACGAGGACAAGAGACCGATAAAGGTTTCCTTATTGAGGCACGCATCAGCGAAACAGACAAGGGCGATGAAGTCCTAACTCTGTTGCGTGATGGTGTCCTCAACAAAATGAGCGTCGGTTTCCAACCTGTAAAAGACAGGAAGGAAGAAGGCGTTGTGGTGCGTGAGGAAGTTGCCCTGAAAGAAGTTTCAGTTGTCGCCTTTCCCGCATACAAAAACGCAGACCTTATCTCTGTACGAGAAGAGGAAAGCGAAAACTTACAAGGAGAAAATACTATGGAAGAAACAAACACAGAGGTCGCAGAGTTGCGTTCAGCAGTCGAAGACCTTTCCCGTGAAGTTTCATTTATCCAAGAAGATGCCCTCATCTCACAGGCACGCACTTCATACGCCACTTATGGCGACTTTGTGAAGGCAGTTGTTCGTGGTGAAGAGGACGCTTTGGAGCAGACCCGTGCCTACGCTGGTGCCGTCGTAAGCGACGCAGGACCAGACAGCATCGGGCGAGACGCTTGGGTAAATGAAGCACTACTACTCGTTGATATGGGGCGACCCACACTCAACGCATTTCGTAAGGCATCACTACCCGAAGCAGGACTAAACATCGACTTCCCATCGGTTCAGGCAAACACCATCGGCACCGACATTCAGGCAAGTCAGGGAGACACCCTCACCTTCGGCAAGTTGTCTTTGGAAACAAAGACCACACCAGTTCTAACTATTGGTGGTTGGACCGATGTTTCACGGCAGACCATCGAACGCAGTTCTGTCGCTTATTTGAGCGAGGTTTTCCGTGCGATGAATATTGCTTACGGCAAGGAGACAAACGCCCAGTTCATCTCCGCACTAACAAGCGGTTCTTACGAGTCAGCAGACGCATCAGCAGGTACAGCACAAGCAGTTGTAGATGCTGTCGCAGACGCTTCTATTTCTATCTACTCAAACGCAGGAGGACGACCCCAGTTCATCCTCGCATCCCCCGATGTGTGGAAGGACCTTGTTGGTCTCTTTGCGGTTGATGGGCGACCCATCGTAGGTGGAGATAGTCCCGTAAATAACATCGGCAGTTCCAACATTCCACAGATGTCTGCGAACATCTTGGGTCTAAATGTTGTTGTCGATCCCGCACTACCAGCAGGCACTTGCTACATCGCAAACTCAAACGCTATGACTACTTGGGAGAATGGTGGTCCTACTCGTTTGAGCGACCAAGACATCACAAACCTAACTTCCCAGTTCAGCGTTTATGGGTATGTCGCATTTGGTCTCATCTACCCAGAAATGGTTGTCGAGGTCTCTGGTCTCGGTACAACAACCCCATAAGGACCAAATAGATGACTACTGACTATTTGATGTCTTATCTGGGGGCAAGCGAAAGCGATAGGGAGTTCGTAGGGGAGTGCCTACAACAGGCAACAACTCTTATTACTACCTACATCGGTTCTGCTGTCGTACCAGAAGACATTATGAATAACGCCCTCACACAAGTATCAAGCGAGTTGTTCCATAGGCGAAACGCTCCAAGCGGCATCGCCCAGTTCAGTTCGTTAGATGGTGTTTCACCCATTCGAGTTGCGAAAGACCCGATGACTTCTGTGTATCCCATCTTGCGAAGGTATGTGGTGGATGGTGTCTAACCTTCTATCAAGTGCCCGACAAGAAATATCCCTACAACTGGGGACTATTGGCGAGGGACTTATCTACACCCACATTCCACAGCGACCAAACCCACCTTGTTTTGTCGTTAGTGCTGGGTCTCCTTACCTCGAAGAGGGAGAGACCTTCTGCGAGTTTCGCTGTCGTTTCGACATTCTCATTTTGTCGGGGCACGCACAGAACGAAAACGAGACAGACAACCTTGATGAACTTATCTGTTCTGCGGTTGATGCTTTGGAAACTTGGGACATCGAAGGTGTAGAGCAACCAAGTCAGTACGAAATAAATGGTGCTTACTTTTTAGGAACAAAAATAACTCTCTCGCAGGACAAAACCCTGTGAGAAATAGGAAGTGAAAGATATGGCGAGAACTCGTATGAAGGGCAAGGGCATCACCTTTACCTACAACGACACAAACTACGAGTGCGACCTCACCAGCGTTGTTTTGCTAAAAGACGCAGGCGATAGTGCTACTACCGACAGCACGCTTACTTTTTGCGATGTTGGTTCAGCACAAGCAACTGGCGATGTGTGGAAGATGAATATCACCGCTATTCAGTCAGGCGACTACACAGCAGAGAAGGCACTTCACCAACTTCTATGGGACCTTGCTGGTACTGGTGGTGAAATGGACTTTGTGTTTGCCCCATACGGCAACGCAGACCCATCACAGGACCAACCCCACTACACAGGAACGGTACTCGTACCTGCTGGTGGTTTCCCAGATGTCGGTGGCGACGCAGGAGAGAACACTTGGACCTTTGACTATGAGTTTGTAGTCAAGGACGACGAGGTAAAGCGGGTCGGCACAAGCGGAACCCCTTACTCCGTCAAGGCAACAAAGTAAAAACTGAATAACCCTTTTCCGCTGGGTGTCTCCAAAAAACGGGGGCACCCAGTTGGAAGGGGGAATAACCAACACAAGGAGAAGAGTTATGAGTTTTACATTAGAAGACCTCACATTAGGAGATGTGGAAGAAGTAGAGAAGTACGCAGGACAACCACTCGCTTCATTAGCAGACGCACAGGCAAACAAGGGGCGACTAATGACCGCACTTGCCTTCGTCATCAAGCGTAAGGAAGACCCAAAGTTCTCTATGGAACAAGCAAAGCAACTACCTATGAGTGAAATAACAGAACTACTAAACCAAGAGGACCCTACGAAGGAGTGAAAGAGGACTTTGCGGAGGATATGGCGACATTTTGTTATGTCTTGCGAATGTCTCCCGCAGAGTATCGCTCACTCACTCTACGAGAACGGAACGCTTTTGTTGCGGTAGTTGAGGAGATGGGAAGGCGTGAGTAAGTACGCATCCAAAGGCGTAGAGGTAAAAGGACTACGCAAGGTTGTTAGAGAGATAGAGAAGTTAGGTGTTGAGGTACAGGACCTAAAAGCGGTCTTTACTCGCATCGGTTCGAAAGCACTTTCTACTGCTAATAGTGGAACACCAGTTAGAAGTGGTGTCCTACAAGCAACTAACAAGCAGTCAAATAGGAAGAACTCTGTTTATCTCTACTCGGGTTCTGCGAAGGCGTACTACGCAAGGTTCATTCACTACGGAACGCAGTTCATAGAGAAGAAACCGTATCTCCAAGAAGCAGTAAAAAAGGATGGTCCTTGGGCGGTCCAAGAACTAAACAAAGAGTTAGGCACATTACTTCGAACGACGGGACTGAAATGATAAGTGGCAAACAATAAAGTTGTAGTGAAGTTTTTAGCGGATACCTCCGCTATGCGAAAGTCCCTAAATGGAATAGATGGGTCCCTCAAAAAGTTTGGAAAGAGTGCCCTTGCTCTCGGTGGTGTTCTTGCTACTGCCTTTGCCGTAAATAAAGTCGCTGACTTTGCGAAGGGTGCCCTTGATGCCGCTTCTGCTTTCGAGGAAACAGGTTCGAAGATAGAAAATGTCTTTGGTCCTGGTGGAAGTGCTGACTTACAGGAATGGGCCAGTAGGAGTGCGGAAGCATTTGGTCTTTCGTCCCAGAGTGCCCTTGATGCTTCTGCGACTTTTGGTATCTACGCACAGAAGGCGGGTCTCGCTGGTTCAGCACAGCAGGAGTTTGCGAAGGGTTTGACTGAACTATCAAGCGACCTTTCGAGTTTTTATGATGCCGACCAAAGCGAAGTTTTGTCCTCGCTCCAACAGGGTCTTCGTGGCGAGACCGAAAGTTTGCGTAAGTTCGGCATCTTTTTGGACGATGCCGCTTACAAGCAGGGGTACTTTGCCGCTACTGGTGAAGAAGTAAATGGAACTCTCACCGCACAACAAAAAATAATAGGAGCGAACCAACAGATATGGGAGCAAGCAGGAGTAGCAATAGGCGACTTCGAACGCACCAGCGATGGTTTAGCAAACACCTCACGCACACTTGGAGCAGTTTTAGAAGACCTCAAACGGGAGTTTGGGGAAGGACTACTTCCTGTCTTTACTGAACTCGCTAATGCGGTTCTCCCAGTCCTACAAGACCTCTCACCAGTCATCACCCAGTTGGGTAAGGACATCGGTGAAGCATTAGGTCCTGTCTTACAGAACCTCGCAAAGGCACTTGGACCCATCGCACAGACCTTCGGGGTCCTCGCAAAGGTTATTAGTGGAGTTTTGACTTCTGCTCTCAACGCAATAGTTCCCGTACTCAACCCATTAGCGGAGATATTCCAAAGGTTTGCTTCTCGTATCGGTCCTCTGGTTCAGCGGGTAGTGGAACAACTGGGACGAGTATTTACAAGGTTATTCCAAGCATTAGCACCAGTTTTAGATGTAGTGCTAACACTCGCAAGCGAGTTGTTGGAAGGTTTAGAACCTGCCTTTGACTTGGTGGTAGATGTCCTTATCGTTTTGATAGACGCTCTTATTCCCATCATCAAAGCGTTCGCAAGCATCTACAAGGCACTTGCCCCACTCATCTCTGCCACATTACCGCTGTTTATCAAGTTGTTAGAGGTAATGGTTATTGCTTTGGTGCCCGTCATCAACGCACTTTCAGTTGGACTTGTGAAAGCAATAGGTTTCTTTGCGAAGGCATTAGGACAAGGCATCGGTGCCGCTTCCAAGTTTGGTAAAGCAATAGTTAGTGCGTTAGGCAGACCACTCGAACAGGCATTAGACAACCTCGCTACTTTCCTT